TCAAGGAGATCCAAGCGGCGATCGGTATGGACCCGAAGCAGCAGGACGGTGCGTGGGGTCCCACGACCCAGCAGGCCGTTAGGGATTGGGCATTCGCGAACGTCACTGCAGGCACCGTGAAGGACGCCGCCGGTGCCGATGTGAGACCCATCGACATCGCCACGAAGTGGGCCACGACAGCCGCAACGATCGCGACCGTCAAGGGAGCTCCTGTGAACTTCAAGCCGAAGGGCACCCCCATGAACTTCCTGCAGTTCATCAACGCTGTCAAGGGAGCCCCTGCAGCCGCCCCTGCAGCACCAGCGCCGGCGCGGAAACCTCCACCTGTTTCTCCCGAGATTGCGGGCGCACCCGGAGCCACAGCCGAAGGATCATGGCGACGTGGGTCCAGACTGGTCGAGAGTGATAGGAATTTCAAGATCAACTGGGGCCGCTGAGCTCAAAGGAAGGCCAGGTTGTTCAGCATCTCAAAATTCATGTATCCGGCTACGAGAGTCGACGAGGGTGGCAACACGCGTGCCCTTGTTCGTGACCCTGCAACAGGCCTCGTAACCGGTCCTGAACAGATCAGGACTTTTCGTGGACGCGAAGCTTACGCTGAGAAGATAGACCTCAGATCGGGTAGGATCACACGACAGCAGCTCAGGTCCGACGTCATCGAGATGCTGACAAAGCTTGATGAGGAGTTCGAGAGTGATCACGGCCACCCGATCTGGGATCGAGCTCAGCGTGATGATATCCTGGGTTCGGGGTTCGCGTTCAACGGCTCATCTTCCCACCTCTTCGCTCCGCCTGAGACGCTGTCTGATGAGGAGTTCATCAAGTACAAGCCCGCTGTCGGTGACATCGATCTCACCGTACCTGCCGAGAGGATGGACGAGCTGTACCAGACCCTCAACCAGCGTGAGGACGAGCAGCTCACCCCACGAATTGCATACGTCGGTCATAACAAGAAATCACCTGGCTCTCATCAGATCAACGCGCTCTTCGCTTACACCTGGGACCCGGACGCTCCGGAGGGTGAGGGTGATACCTTTTTCCAGATCGATTTCGAGGGTTCCGAGTACGAGGAGGGTAGACCCACCGAGTGGGCGAAATTCTCCTACTCCTCTTCCTGGCGCGATGTCGTCGCAGGCGTCAAAGGGCTCGCCCACAAGGTCCTGCTCTTCTCCATCGCAGCCGTGAAGTCCCCGCCACCTGTCGGTGCCCGTGAGGCGACCCCTACTGCGTCCGCCGAGAGTCCCACCATCAAGACGACTCGTGACCCAAGCTTCATTGAGCCGTCACCGGACGAGATTGAGAGAATGGTGACGGCGCGGCAGGAACAGATCATGGCAGACCAGAAGAGGAAGAACCCCGAATCTGCTCGAAAGGCTGCCGAGAGGGAGGTTGCTTCCCAGATCAAAAAGTCATCGAGGATGCCTGCGCCTCTTAGGCCCGTGAGAACCCTTGATCTTGTGACTGGATTGGGCGATCGTTATCAGAGACTCGATTGGACCCATAACGGTGACGAGGTCTACAAGTACCTTAAGCGTACAGAGCGTACGGGCTCGATCCGTGACGTGAAGATGATATTCGAGAATCTGATGGGATCAACGCCAGCACCTACACCTGATGACCTGGAGAAGTTCGGGTCCTTCCTCGGGGTGATCGAGCTAATGAAGGAGCGCTTCGCCCCGCAGGAGATCGTGAAGGTATACGAGGAGATGATCGATCGTTTCTTCGGCGAACGTGGTCAGCAACTCTCAGCGACTGATCCAAATGAGGACATGGGTGTGAAGGACAAGGTGCTGGAGACGTTCAGACAACTTCTACCGGAAGCTGAGTCGTCAACGGTCGATCTCGAGGGGATAAAGAGGAGCTTCTATTCAGGCTACAAGGTTAGGGGTCAGGAGGGCTTTGCTGAGGACGGGGACCAGCCTAACATAGATGAATCGAGGAATCGAAAGCTTGCACGACTCATAGAAGCCGTTATCTGGGGAAGTTGATGTCGACAAACATCTCGATTGATGATCTCAGAAAAGTGATGATCCGACCTGATGCGTCCGCACGGGCACGCGCGAACGATCGCGCGAAAGCTCAGGCTTTCCTGGATGATCCTAGCGTTAAGATCGTCGAGAAAATCGACGGCACCAAGCTCACGCTCCTGCGAAGGAACAACGAGTTTGACCCTGACAACTACTCGAAAAACTGGTACATCGCGTACAAGGGCAATGTGATCTATCCAGGTGAGGCCCAGGGTTTGGCCAGTCGTGAGGAGGAGGTCCGCGCGTCATCATCAGGTACCGCGCAGTACTCACTCATCCACACCCATCTTGCCCGAGTTCACAGGAACACTGCCACTATCCCCCAGGGAACCGAGTTCTTCCTCGAGTTCGTACAAAGGAAACCAACGATCAGTCGAGAGTATCCGCGGAAGCACGGCATATTCCTCACGCTCTTCGGCCCATCACGTTACAAGGTGACGGGTACGCATCTAGTCACCAACATCACCCCTGTGGATGACGAGGCGAGGCTCGAGGAGTACGCTAGGCTCTTGGAGGTGAATACCTATCCCGTACTATTCGAAGGGTCTCTGTCGTCACTGCAGGGCCTACAGTCAGGGATCAGGAGCGCATCCATCGAGCGGCGCGTTGCCGATCTAAACGATAAGATCAGGTCGGCCTATGCCGACGCATCACCGGATCGATCACTTAGGATAGTCGACGCTCTGTACGAGGTCTTCTCGGATTTCGATACGTCACTTTCCACCGAGACTGAGCGTTCACCAGCCGAGGGATCGGTCTTCCGCACCTCGGCGACGCGTGCCCTGTACAAGGCGCTACGATTCGACCAGCATGACGTTGAGCATCGTAGCGCTATGAAGCAGAAGTTCAGGGCTGCGACCCGAGAGGACGAGCAGGCCTACTGGGACGGCGTCATCGCGATTGCTTCCGAGATCTCCGCCGAATACGCGCCAGCTCAGCGTCGGAACGTGCCGGAGGCAGAGCTCAACAGCACACTCGAGGACATCCATCAGGAGTGCTACTTCGACTCCGCGATAGCGAATCGCCTCGGATCTCTAAATCATCCAAAGTCATTGCTGCAGCGACAGGAGGACCTCTTCCTCACGACAAAGTCCCAGGTGATGAGAAGGTTGGAGATCGGAACCCAGAACGGCATCAGCATCGGCATCTTCGTCGTCGCTGGAAAGCCTGTTCACGCTGGCCATTGGAGCATGATCGAACTTGCATCTCGCGAGTGTGATGAGGCGCTCATCATCACGTCGACGTCGGGTCGTGACGAGCTGCCACCGGGTGTGATGATCGATGCCTGGAAGGCGGTGCTGGAGCCGCAGTTTCACCACGACTATCCCAACGCGACCCTCATCATCACACCAGAGTCACCCTTGCAGCTCGCAGTGGATAAGATGCGACAGCTTAAGGATGTCGTCAGCAAGTTTGTGTTCTACTCCGACGATGAGGACGCTCGTGGTAAGTACGCATCGGATAAGATGTCTGATTACATACGCGATCCCGTAGCGTTCGCGAAATTCCAGCAGCGTCCGGTATCGAGAGCTGAGACCGTCCAGATCTCAGGGACAAGGATGAGGCAGTTTCTCGCCGCCGATGATAAGCAGTCATTCGACCAGTACGTGCCCCAGACCTTGAGTCCGGAGATGAAGGACAAGTACTGGTCCATCCTGAAGGGTGAGCACGGAGCGATTGTCGATTCCCGCAGAAGGTCATCTCTGCTTAAGATTCTTTTTGAAAGCGTCAAGAACAAAAATAAATACAAGAAAGGGAGATAAATCATGTTAATTTCTGAGTCCACGCTGCGTCGTATCATACGCGAGGAAGCTCACAGAGCGATGAGAGAGCAGGCAGCCACACGCACTATTTCCGGTGCGATCAAGGTCGGGCAGGGAATTCCCTTGGGAATGCCAGGTACCCCGATCAACGCTGGAAACTGGACGATTCCTGTGAGCCTAGCCGATAGGATGCGTAATGACCCGACGTTCCTACAGGTTCATGCTGGCGCCGGTGCAGGGCAGGGACAGGTCACCTTAAAGACCGGATCCAAGGGAACCGCTGTCAGCATCTATCAGGAGCTTCTGCAGCTTGCCATGAACGCCTCAGGCATTCCACTGCCGAAAGGATTCAAGGTCGACGGTGACTACGGTCCTAACACTCAGAAAGCGACGATAGCCTTCCAGAACGCCGCTAGCCTTCCAGTGGACGGCGTCGTAGGTCGAAATGTTATTGCAGCTCTCATTGGAAAGCAGGCCGCGATCACGGGTAAGACTGGCATCGACACGGCTCCTGTGCAGTCGACATTGCAGGTTCAGGCGCCCAACACTCCGATCGGTCAGGATCAGACCGCGCGCGATGTGAACACGGTCATGAACCTGCTGGCAAGGTCGGTCCAGACGGCGATCGATCAGTATCAGGATACCACAAACGGCAGAAACATCTTTGACCAGAAGATGCTGTTCGCCCGCGATAACCTGCGGTTCGCAGTCCTCCTCGCAAATGCAGCGCAGACGGCGAGATCTGTTGGAACCGTTGCGACCCGCAGTGAGTTAAGCATGATCATCCAGAAGCTGACCGAGATCAAAGTCCTATTCGCAAATCATCTAGGAGTTCCGGCTACAGGTGACATAACGAAGGGAGAGGACAGCGCGGTTGAGATGACATCTGGCACCAATCGTGAGGCTAGCAGATTCATCTACATCGTCAACAACCCAACGGCTGACAGCCTCCTGATCCTTGCCAAGAAGCCGTACGCTCTGGGCGGTGGAACCATGGTCGGGGTTGCAGGTGCCATGACCTCACAGTCCGCGAAGAAGACGTACTTGGCCAATCAGGCCAGCGTGAAGTAAGTTTCACACGTTGATCAATGAACGAGCGGCTTCACGCCGCTCGTTCCTATTTAGTGTCGGAGACACGTCATGTCAACGTTCACGACCACACTAAATCCGACTCCGTTCTCATTCTTTGATTCTGACGCGATCTTCCAATCAGAAGCTGACGCGATGATCACGTTCGTCAAGCGACGCTTGGGCGATGATATCCTGTCCGTGGAATTGACCAAGAAGCAGATCTGGGCATGTTTTGAGGAAGCGTTCCTGGAGTACGCGTCGATCGTGAACCAGTACCAGGCGAAGAGCCAGCTTCTCTCGCTCCTTGGAATGCAGACCGGCAGCCTCGACGAGGCGACGCAGAAGTTCCCACGTGACACCCTGAACTACATCGTTCGTCTGGCGGAGCCCTACGCGGTTGAGGCGGGATTGGGAGGAACGTACAACACGGTGTCAGGATCGATCCAGCTCCGTCAGAACGTTCAGGACTACGATCTCTACACCGACCTGGTTGACCCGAGCACAAACACTCCTGTCGTGAGCTCTTCCTTGAATCCCGAGCGTCGTAAGATGCGCGTTTTCGAGATCATGCACTTCAACCCGTCCGCAGCCTATCGTTTCTTCGATACGACATCGGCCATCAACTACCTCAACAACGAGTTCTCATTCGAATCATTCACACCGGAGACTGTCTTCTACGTCCTCCCGGTCTTTGAAGACATCCTCCGCGGTGGGCAGATGAACATATCGAACCGCGTCCGTCGATCGAATTACAGCTATCGTGTTACTGGCACCAAGCTTCGAGTTTTTCCAACTCCTACAGCAGAGAATCCCCTTAAGCTATGGGTGAGGGTCGGCTTTGAGAGTAACCCTCTCTCCCCAGCTTTCGACGACAAGTCCCTTAACGGAGTCTCGAACCTCTCCAACGTTCCATACGGAAACTTCGTCTACTCTCGTGTGAACTCGATGGCTCGTCAGTGGGTACGTCAGTACACACTCGCGCTCTGCAAGGAGCTTCTCGGTATGATACGATCGAAATTCGGCTCAGTCCCCATACCCGGGGGTGAACTGCAGCTTGACGGATCGGACCTGAAAAGCTCCGCGAAGGAGGAGAAGGACAAGCTAAAGACGGATCTGAAGGAGATGCTCGACTCGATGACGTACAACAAGCTTATCGAGACTAAGGCTTCCGAAATTGATAACCAGCAGAAGATCCTGAAGGCTATTCCAGTCCCGATGGGTCGAGTGATCACAATAGGTTAATAACATGGCACGTCTCTTCATCACACCGCGAGAGCTCGATCTGATCAGTGATCTCACCAAGGAGGTCATAAAGGACGTGATCGGGCAGCGGATCTTCTACTACCCAGTCAGGACCGACGTGACCAGCGTGCATGACGTGTACGAGGAGTCCACGGAGAAAATTTTCGATCCTCCGATAGAGATCGACGCTCTCGTCGAGTGGTCACCCGGTGAAATACGTACGAACAAGTTCGGAAGCGAGAAGTATCACTCTCTCGAAGCGCGAGTGCAAGCGCAGGATCTCATCGACAAAGGTCTACGTATGAAGATCGGTGATTACATGTCATACGGCTCGGTATTCTTTGAGATCACGCAGGTAGTGACCATCAGCAAGATCTTCGGTCAGGTCGAGCACCTGACGGGCTACAAGCTTGTCGGTAAGCAGGCTCGCGAGGGACTCATCAACAGGACCGCCCCTGGTCCTGCGGCGCAGACTCTCGAGACCGAGCGCGTTGTGCAGGATACTTTCGTCCAGCAGAGGGGAGCATCGGAGAACGAATTGGGCCAGACTGCGGACCGCCGTGAGCTTCAGGCTGACGGTAAGCTCACAGCGCCTATAACTGGTCCAAAGAAAGTTTCACCGGATGGTGTAAACTCATCCTTCTACGGTGACGAATGAGTACGAGATTCGCTCCCGGTAAGAGATACGGTCGAGCGGCGATCGACCTCGGTTACAGCAACGGCTCGGTTCCGGAAGATTTCACGATACCAGGGTGCGGGCTCGAGGACGTTGATCGTGCGCTTTTTAATCTTTTCGAGAAGGACCTGCCGCTCGTCTACCACCAGAAGGATGGTTCGTTAAAGCGCGTGCCCGTCATCTTCGCCACGGGTGAACGATTCGCCATCACACGCCGTAAGGAACCGCTGCGGGACAAGAACGGTGCACTGATACTTCCGTTAATCACCATCACCCGGAACGGCCTCGAGCAGCAAGCGCAGAAGTCAATAGAGATGGGTGACATCGGAACGATCGATATCCAGAGAAGGTTATCACCGGAGGATCCGGTCTACCAGCGCGTCGTGAACTCCATGGGATTCAACAACGTCGAATCGAACATCACTGGTTCCCGTCGCGAGAGCCTCGATCGACCGGGTCGCATGGCGGGGGGTCGCCTCCTCGAGCCGAACCTGGGAGCTGGCATCTACGAGACAATCTCGATCCCAGTTCCTAAGTTTTTCACCGCCAAGTACGAGATCACGCTCTGGACCCAGTACATGCAGCACAGCAACAACCTGCTGACGACGATCATGAGTGGGTATCACAACGTAAGAGCGAGATCATACAGGATCGAGACTCCCACAGGATACTGGTTCTACGCTGCGTTCGAGCCCGACGTCGGAAGCGACACGACTTTCGACAGCATGACTGATGAGGAGCGCGCGATCAAGCACACGATGAACGTGACGGTGCCTGCATGCATCATCCTGCCGAGCTCGCCGGGCATACCGAACGGATTACGTAGGACACTGTCAGCGACTCAGTTCACATTTGGGATCATCGATGGTGTGCCGGACGCGGAGCCTCCGGCCAACATTCAGGACATGAGGATCGATTCAAGGATACTCGACCCTGTCACGACGGTTGACGATCCAACCAGCTTGCAGTCTATCGGCTCCCGTCCGATCGCGCAGGCCGAGAGATCCGCCGGTGGGAATCAGACACCCGGAACATCGATGCAGACAAATCTTTCGACTGCGGTCGGGGGTACCGAATCAGGTTCCACAAAGGTCACCAACACCACCAGGAAGCTCACAGAGGACCCGATGACGGGTAAGGAGATGGATGTTACAGTTAAAGTTCGTCGCATCTCCAGCGCACACGGAGAGGAGGTTCTGACCACCGTGAGCAAGTCATTCAAATCTGACAAGGATCTAAAATGATGCACTCGTTTCATTTCCTGCGAGATACTTAGCTTCTGATTAGCCCATAAGATTAGGAGCAACTGATGTCCGAACAGACCTTTCGCTCTCCTGGATTCTTCGAACAGGAGATTGAGCTTACCGCCCCAGGGGCAACACCTACGGGCGTGCCGGGTGGACTCATCGGCGCAGCAGCGTCGGGCCCGGCGTTCGTGCCGACGACTGTCGCGTCATTCTCGGATTTCGAGGCTCGCTTCGGCGGTCTCGATCCCGACCGTCCTGCGACATACGCAGCCAACGAGTGGCTGAAGCATAAGGGAGCGCTCACCTTCACCCGAGTTCTCGGCGCAGGAGCCAATGCGACCAGCGCCGATGTATCAACGACTGTTGCGCAGGGAACCGTTCGTAACTCCGGCTTCAAGGTGACCGGATCAGCCGTGGCTCTTCCGAGTGGCGACAATAGAAACACTGGAGCAGTTCAGTTCCTCGTTGCTCGTCACTCGCTTCCGGCCGACACCACCACCCCGTCAGAGTGGCGCGGTTTCCCGTTGTTCAGCGACAACCCGAGCTTTAGCCCACCCTCTGCCGACACTTTGAACGTCGTTCGCGGCGTTCTCATGTTCCCCACTGGCGCGAGAGGAATGGTCCTCGACATGACGGGGGCTAACTCCTCATGGTCAGGAACGGGCGCTCTCATTGATGATATCGCTTCCACCGATCTATCGACAACATCGGCTAACTATAAGAAGTTCAAGTTCGTCATCTCATCATCCCAGGGTTCAGCTTTCGCGACGACCGACGGCTACACCGGTCTTCGAATCCTCACGGCTTCGTTCAACCCGAATGATACGGATTACTTCGGCAAGGTTCTGAACACAGATCCGAGGAAGTTCCAGGATGAGCAGCACCTTCTATACCTCGACTTCCCGGTTGACGATGAGGTTGCTCCGCTCGACACCGTCGGCGATTCCTGCGTTGCCATAGCATCTGGCTCAAGCTCAACCTACAGGCAGAACTTTGGTCGTTTCGATACGAGGTACACGACTGCCCGCACACCGTCCATCATCTCGCAGCCCTTCGGTGATCTTGAGTACGATCTTTTCAACTTCGAGACTCTCACCGATGGCGCTTCAGGTAATGATCGTTTCAAGGTCAGCATCTCGAATGTACGCGCTTCAACCGACCCGAAGAATCCTTACGGAACTTTCGACGTCGTCGTCCGTGATCTTTTCGACACTGACACATCTCCCAGAGCACTCGAGACCTTCACTGGATGCGATCTGAACCCAGCGAGCCAGAATTACGTTGCGAAGAAGATTGGAGACCGTAAGGTCACCATGAACTTTGACGCTCTGACGGAGGATGAGCGCCGCCTGCAGATCAGCGGAAAGTTCCCGAACGCGAGCAGGAGAATCAGGGTTGTGATCTCGGCCGCGCTCGATTCGGGCGTCGTTCCGAAGACTTCCCTTCCCTTCGGTTTCCGTGGCGTTCCGGTCGCAAGAACCACTCAGACCCTGACCGACACAGCATCCGCTCTAACCTTGGGCGGCAGAACATACGGAGCTGGCGCGGCCGCGGGTGCGCGGCTCGCGTGCAGCAGCTCTGTTGCCACCGGGCTCACTGGATCCATCATCCCACCGCTTCCGTTACGCTTCAAGGTTACTAACGGTACTGTTGACGGATCCGCGTTCACAGGCCAGCCGGGAATCCTCGAGATACCTGACTCGAGACTTCACTGGGGCGTTAAGTTCGAAAGACTTATCCCTTCAGGAACGACAAACGGAAAGATCGAGAATTCAGTCATGAACTCCAACGCTGGAACGGAGTTTGATAACGTCGTTCTCGCCTACTCCAGATTCCAGGGTATCCAGAAGCTCGATGCTCTCGTCACTGGGTCGGACGCCGATGTTTTCAATGCGAACAAGTTCACGCTTGCGAGAGTCGCTCTCTCGAACACTTCGATCTCGGACGTCACGGGAACCGTTGAGTCTCACATGAAGGAGACGGCCTACATCAGGAATGGCGCGCCGAACAGCCTCGATTACAGAATCACCGATTCTTCGATCAACAGGCTCACCTTCGCGTCCCTACTGTCTGGATCAGCGAGCACATTCAATAAATTCTCTGAGTACGCCAAGTTCTCGACCATCTTCTATGGTGGGTTCGACGGCCTGAACGTACTTGACGGGGCTGCTGCAAAGCTGGGCGATCGCTCGACCTCCATCGAGACTGGTGGTCTCGCCGCTTCCGCTGCAGCGGGTCTCGCGAGATCCGGACTCGGTTACGACCCGAACGGTGATGCTCTGAGCAACAACGCTGTCAATTCGTACCGCACTGCGGCGAAGCTCATGACTGACAAGCTCACGGTCAACACCAACGTGCTCGCTATTCCTGGAATCCGTGAGCCGCTCATCACCGACTACGTCGCTCGTAGGATGCCCGCTTATGCTCTCGGAATGTACGTCATCGACGTTCCGAGCTACAACGATTCCAACGTTAGAATATTCGAGGATTCGACCGGCGTGAGACCGAACGTGACAAAGACGGCCGACGCTCTCAGCGCTCGCGCGTTGAACAACAACTACACTGCGGCCTACTTCCCGGACGTGTTCGTGAATGATCAAGTCTCTGGCCGGAGAGTGAAAGTTCCTGCGTCGGTTGCTGCACTCGGCGCACTTGCTTACGGTGACAAGGTCTCATACCCGTGGTACGCTCCAGCAGGGTTCAACAGAGCGGCTCTCGATTTCGTGAGTAACG